TTAATACCAATTATTTTTGCTATAACCTTCCTTTTGTTTGTGTTCTTTTGGTAGATTGCTATTAATTGGAGCAATGCTCTTAACTCTCTTATGAGCATTGAAAGAGTCTTTTTTAAACAGTTTAATATTGTCCAAACTAATGCCATGAAAAAGTTGCTCATGGAACAATGCTAAAATTATAATGAATATTGGGATGCATACTAATGCGGCTCTAAACTCTTTTAGGAGCAATAATATTATTTCAATCAATAACAATGTAGCCATATACTGTTTTTGATACTCATTCATGTTATCACCATGTTAATTAAAATGTTAGCATTTTTAAATGCTAATGCATTAGGATAATCCGAACAAAACCTAATAAAACAGAATAAATCCGAACATATATTGAATGGTGATTATTGTGGCCAAAATTACTCCAATGATGCATGATGATATTATCCTATGGAGAGCACAAGGAAGCTCATGGAGGGACATATCAAACAGAATTCAAAAAGAATACCAGGTTAAAGTTAGCCCGTCTTCAGTGTATGAATACTACAAAAGAAATCTTGAAAAGGAGGCCAATGTAAGATTAAAGGAAATGTATGAAAAAGAGAAAGGTGAGGGAAGTGTTGAAACGGAGCTAATGAGGGGGATTGAACTATTAAATAAATCACTCGATGTTGCTGAAAAAATATTAGATAGAGAAGACCTTATTAAGCACCCCCACCAATTCCAAGCAACCGTTAATGCAATATGTTCTGCTTTAAAAACAAAAACTGAGTTATTAATAGGGCAGGAGAAGGAAGAAGAAGACCCAATTGTTAAAGCATTAATGTCCTAGTGGAGATAGTATGTCAATCAGTACCAAACTACGACAATATTCAGCACAAGACTTAAAAACAAAACTAAAAACAGATTTAGAATTCTTTGTAGCTGCAATACTTAAAGAAAAATTACATTCCGCACAACAAAAAATAATTGATGCATATATCTCAAAGAAATATAAAACAATTATAGTAGCTGCAGGCCGTAGGTTTGGTAAATCAAAATTAATGGCATTTTTGCTAATATTCTTATGTAGTACTCAAAAAAATAAGAAATATGCTGTAATAGCTCCATTCTATGCCAATGCAAGAATTATATTTAGGGAGCTAAAAAAATACATTGAAAAAAGCAATGTACTAAGTAGATTAGTTAAGAGAATGGTTGAATCCCCATACATGGCTATTGAATTTAAAACAGGCTGTACTATTGATTTTAGAAGTGCAGATAATCCAACATCCATAAGAGGAGAGAGCTATCATCTTGTTATATTAGATGAGGCTGCATTCATCAAAGATGATGTAGTGAAATATGTAATTAAGCCACTTTTATTGGATTATGATGCTCCATTAATTGAAATTTCAACACCCAACGGGCATAACCATTTTTATGAGTCATTTTTAATGGGGAAAAATAAACAAAACAGACATATTTCATTTAGGTTTCCAACCTGGACAAATCCTTTCTTACCTAAAAATGCAATTGAAGAGATTAAGCAGGAAGTTGGGGAAGATTCGCCAGTTTGGAAACAGGAGTATTGTGCAGAGTTCATTGATAATAATGAGGCGGTATTTAATTGGGAGTATATTCAGCAGTGTATTGATGGCACCATTAAACTATTAAAATCAGGAGAAAGCGGGCATCAATATGTAATGGGTGTAGATTTGGCAAAATTTGAGGATTATACAGTAATTACAGTACTTGATGTGAGTGTAAAACCATATAAACTCGTTTATTTCGAACGGTTTAATTTAATGCCGTATTCATTTGTTGCAGATAAAGTTAAAGAATTATACCAATTGTTTAATAAACCGCAAGTATGTATGGATGCAACAGGACCTGGTGCGGCAGTAGTTGAACAGGTAGAATCTCTAAATCCAATTGGATTTACTTTTACGAGTAAAAACAAACTCCCACTTATTACAAAACTCCAAACATCTATTGTAAAAAATGAAGTATTGTTCCCATATCTCGACCAGCTTATAACTGAACTGAAATATTTCAGATATGTTAAAAGAAAAACACAATTATCTTGTGAGGGGAATGGACAGCATGATGACTGCGTTATGAGTTTAGCTCTTGCAATTTATGCTGCTGAATCAAAACATACTAAGATAATCAATAACTATGCTTACACTTTGAGGTGATTATATGTTCTTTACAGCAGTTTGGGGACATTCAAAAGATAATAATGCCATTACTGAAAATACGAAAGACGATGATATTGTTATACAGCACTTATCAAACTACAAAAGACCTACAACCATAGGCTCCACCAAATACGCTCAATTATTAGAAGACCCTGCATTCAAAGAAATGATATATAAATACGATGCTACGGTTAATCTCACAATAACAACATTGAAAAATAAACTATTCCAGAGCTATGAAATAATTGCTGACAATGATACACTTAAAGAAAAGGTGCAAAATTGGATTAATGAGATAGGGTTAATTAACACAAATCTACACGGAGACAGCATATTGGAAAAGATATTTATTGATTATTTAATATATGGGGAATGTTTCGCACAAATAAGGTATAAGAACGGTGAAGTCGAGTATATCCAGAGAATAGACCCAACAACAATGGAGGTTAAAAAAAGCCCTTTCGACGATAGAGAAGTTTATTTTATCCAAACGGCTAACTATGAAGACCTGCAAGGGAATGCTAAATCTAAAACGATATACTTCGTACCCTCGGAGCTTCGAAATAAAATCAAAACCAACGGTGCAGAAGTTGGAAAGGCAGAAAATATAATATGGTTCAAAAGGAACGGTGGCTCGGTAATAGATAAATGTATTGAATATGTTTTGGCAAAGTGGGACATAATTAGGAGGATGCCCACTACAATTATGAGATATTCCGCACCGTTCATCCATGGCATAGTTGGAAAGTTTGATAAAGATGGAAATCCAATGTTTCCAACTCCACCAGCAGACCCCAATGATGAGGTTGCTAAGAAAGCTTATGATAATTTTAAAAAACAATTAGAGCAGTTATCGGAAGAGTTTGAGAATTGGGATGAGAGGAAGGAATTATTTACAGACCCATTCCTTGAACTTAAAACGATTGAAGCAGGTAAGGCTATTAATCCACAGATATATGAAACATCAATTTCTATTTTGGACAAACAAATAACATATGCACTGTTATCGAGCATGGCACTCATAGATGCGAGAGGTTCGGAATTAGCAACATCACGAACAGTGGCAGATTATCTTAATGCAGTATATCGAGGAATGCAAACTGATTTTACGGCACTTATTAATTTTATATTATTCAGAAAGTTCGGAAATGGAGTAAAGATAAAATTTGCAGATATAAACCCTGAAGATACAAATCAGAAAGTAGAAAGATTGGATAAACAGGCAGATATTATTGGAAAGTTAAAAAATTGTGGAGTTAAAGAGAATGTAATAATTGAAGTTATGAAAGAATTTGGTTTAAACATTGAATTCGATAAATCCACAACAACAAAACCAGCACAGCACTCAGACATACCAACTGATGACACCGATAATGTCATTGTTGAGGAGCTCACTAATAAAATAATGAATAATATTGAAAATGCAACAATAGCATTTGATGATGATGTTAAAGAGTTTTTGAAAAAGAACAAATCAATTACTGTTGATAATTATATAGAACTAAATAATATGTTGGATGAGCACTTCAAAGATATAGATAATAATCTAAAAGGAGAAATTAACACCGCAATAGATACGGTGGTAGCAGGAACGGGATTACAAATAGATGTAAATAGCGATGCTGTGAAGTTTGTAAAAAACTACGCATTGGATTTATGCACTAAACTAACTGAAAACCAGAAAAATAGACTTAAATATATCATTGTTTCAGAGCTCAATACTGTGGGGGATACAAATATTACACAAAGAATAATGGATACATTGAAAACTACAAAAGCAGATGCTCAAAGGATTGTGGAAACAGAATTAAGGAGGGCTAAAACATGGTCTGAAAATGAATATTATAAAGAATTTGCAAAAAAGCACAAAGGGAAATATAAGGTATATGTTAAAATCATAACGAGGGGAGATAGTAAAGTATGTCCAATATGTAAAGGATATGCCAATAAAGAATGGGAAATTAATGAAGCCCCTATCATCCCGCCAATACATCCGAGATGTAGATGTACGCCAGTATATCGCATAGAACCTATTAAGTGATATTATGGGGGATTTCAAAATAGATGTTAAGATAGATAAAAATATACTAACTATGAAGGATGAGATGTTTAAAAATCTGCAAGATGCCGTCAAGACTGCAACATTAATGGTTAAGGAAGAGGTAAAAGAAAATATTATGACAGGATATGAAAAGGCGGATTTAGGATGGAAACCTATATCTAAATCATACGAAAAACAGTTGGAGAAAAAAGGACTTTTACCTCACAATGGTTTATTCAGTCCAAAACAAGATAAGAAAAAACTTCAAGATTCTATATCTGTTAAGTTCCGAAGTGGAGGATTAACGGGCATAATTACAACTGATAGACCTTATGCAATATATGTAGAAAAAGGAACGAGTAAAATGCCTGCTAGACCATTTTTTGAACCCGCACTAAAAAGAAAACAAAAGGAAGTAGAGGAGATTATTAAAAATGCAATAGAAGATAGCTTAAAATAGTTTATTTTAGCATGCTTAAATAATCTTTCATTAGCTTTTTTTCTTCATTAGATATTTTTACAGATAGTTTCCTGTTTGATATTGATATATTAATTGAATATATGGGGATAGTTCTTAACTGATTATCAATACAAGTATCTAATGTAATATTTTGATTTATTTTCGGTAATTTATCTGGTTTTGTCATAATTTGGAATGTTTCTATTTTCCTAACATTTCCTAAATCTCTCATAATGGCTTTTATTAATTCTTTCTTTTCTTCATCAGTATATGTTGGAAGATTTAGTGTTTGTGATGCTATAAATGGAGTATAACAAAAAGTATATTGATTTAGTGGATTATTGGTTTGAGTCGATTGAACAACATCGAACTCTAATTGTGGATTTATAAATATGCCAGATATTTTATCATATTCTTTATCCAAATTTGTTATCCCATTTTCATAATTTACAACCTGAGCTCCCACAAACATTATTTTTTCTATTTTGTTTGAATTTATCATAACATTATTTGCTTCAATGTTATGACTATTATAATAGCCGTTTGTTTCGCACCAATCTCTATCTACATAAACAGTTATTCCATAGCTTCCTAAACCCAATGCGTTATCATCAGTATTTGGTATTATAAAGCTGTATTTACCGATATCATCTTTTGTTAATGTTTGTTGCCAGTTTGTTTTTATTTTACCATCTGGGATATCGATATATTTACCTTGTTCATCTGTAATATTTATTTTTATATTTATATTACTATGTAAATTTTTGTTATATCCAGCCGAAGTAGGCTGTGGTATTTTATCAATTTCAGTCCCAGCTTCATCATACATTTTTATATCTATTTTTATGGTGTTGCAGTATTTTTGTCTTATTACTTTTATTTGTTGTTCGTCTAATTTATATTCTTTTTTGTTATATTTTGCAATTAATTCCCATTTACCATCAAATACAGTATTTTTCGATAAATTAAATGTATAATCTATTGTTCCAACATTTTGTTTTGTAATATCTTTTTCTGTTAATTTATTATCATCTTTATCAAATAATCGTAAATACCATTTTGTGTTATCTCGTAAATTCTCATAAAATATATTTGTTAATTGGGTATTTGAATCATTTGGAAATGCATTGAACTTTACGTTCGAAACTGAATAATTATATGTTATTTTTTTTGAATCAACGCTATTTAAATAACATTTACACACCGGCTTTATGGCTAAATCTCCACTAATTTTTATATTTATATTTTCTTTCATCCCTTCTTTTATAGTAAATGTAAATGTTTGAATTATTGTCCCAACGCCTATTTTATTAGTAAATGTAATTTTATAATCCCCCGGCTGAACTGAATATCCAATAAAAGATGAAGAGACAATATCACATTGTGTATCATTATCTTCCGTTATTTCTGCTGTCGAATCAGAACTTATCCACCAACCATCACCAATATCTTTATTTATAATATCTGTTATATTTCCATTTTGATTGTATGATTTTATATTTTTTCCATCTTTTTCTATTGTAAATGAAAATGATTTTGATACATTTTCTTCTTTATTTTCAATAGATACTTTTTTGAAAACATCAGTCATTATTAGTCCATTTACATAATATGTTCCGTCACTATTATTAGTAATTGTTGCTGTTCCATTATCATTTTCAGAAAAAGAATTTAAATTAACATTTTTATTTATCGAAAACTCTGGTAAATTTTCATTTGGTGAGGCTCCATCTGATGTAATATTATAATAGTTTAGATGAGTGCCATTATAATAATCATACCATCTAACCCTTCCAGATTTTGTATATTTTCCATCATTTGATTTTATTTCATAACATAAATCTATTACTATTTCCGCCATATATGAGTCAGAATTATGATATTGTAATTGAACAACTGTTGTATCATTCTTCCATTCAACAACATCATCATATTCAACAGTTTGATGAGCAATCACGCCCCAACCCATCTCGCCATCATAATGATTTGTAATAAGATTATATCTAAAAATTTTGTAAGTTGAATCATTCATTATACTTGTTGAATAATGCTCACTCCCATACGCAACAACATCAAACCAAAATTTAACAGTCCAAGTTCGTTTTACTTTTGCTATAATTTCATCATAAGTTAAGGGTGTATTTCCCATAAAACCACCAATTAATATTTTATTTGATTTACAATTGTTGTATCATATTCATAACTATAATTTATTACTTTTTTATTTTATTATAAAATCCATCCGTTTTATCTGTAAATACTAACTTATTGTTCTCATAATCAATATAAAATCTGGTATTATAGTTTTTTGTGTAAATTACACTTTTTTTCAACATACTAAAATAATCTATTTTTTCAACTGCCATTATTGGATTTTTATCTAATCTATAATCTAAATATAAATTACACATATCGCAGCATTGTTTTAGAAACAATTGTAAAAAAGTAGTATAACTATTTTCTATTTTAGTCTTTTTCAATAAAAATAATGGGGAATTGACTGTATAACTGTAATTCTTTTGTCCAAAAGCTATATTTAATTCAGTATCCGTAACTATGCCACTAAATATTTTATTATTTGAATATATAATATTTACTTTATCAAACGGTTTTATATCTAAATAAATTAATGAATTTATATTTGCTTGGTCAATAGCATTTATATTCATATCTAAATCAATAGATGTTTTTGCATCAATAATTATATCTTTCATAAACATCACTATTGTGTTTTTAATAAAATATAAAATTTATTTTTCAGATGGTGTTCTACTGCCTAATGTATCAACTTCTGCACACCAACTTGCGTATAATATTGGTAAAGCTGAGTTGAAAGTATCATTTGCATCATCCGTTAATCTAGTGAGGTTTGAAAATACTGTTTGGTCGAAATTCTTAATTGTATCAATTGTACAGAAACATAGGACAATATTTTTACCGTGCATATCTGATGTAATATGAAACTGTTTTTTTACAGATTTAGTTATTGTATTATAAGTTGAAAGGTTTATAATATTACCCGTATCACTTTCGATTATTGCTTCAATGGGATGTGTTTGCCATTCTAATTTTAGAACAACATCACCTTCAGGTGCGTCTGGTGGAATATAAGTACGAACATAAAAGTGAGCTATGCCGTTGACTTTTACTTGATGTGAAAACATCGTATAGAATGTTAAGTAACTTTCTTTATCATTTGGCATAGCGTCACAAACTAATGTTGGAGTTGTTGTTTTAACGGTTACATTATATGTTTTTGTTAGATCCAAACCAGATATTTTTACTTGATAATCTTCTAAATTATAATTATTTGGATTTGATATTGTTACAGTATAAGAACCATCTGAATTTTGTAATACATTAATTGTTGGTTCTTCGTCTGCGTATTTTCTAACAAAAACCCAATCGACAGATACTTTACATCCACTATATGATTTTAAAGTTATAGATTGGTTATTTAAACCTTTTTTAGAAGCACTCTGACCATAATGTCCATTAGCACTTACACCTACTTTATTTGGAGTATAATATGCTACAAAATAATCATACCCATCATTATGATTTATTGTTTCTATTTTTTCGTTAGGAGAGTATATTTCAACTGAAGAATCAAATCTCCAATAACATAGATTATTTCCAAATGAGTTTCCTTGATAAATACCAAACCAATGTGATGTATCACTCGTTGAAGATATATATTTAACTTTTGTTTCTATAATTATTGGTAAAGTAAATGATTTCTTAGAATGAATATCCCAATTATTACCAGTTATTGTTCCATTATTTATTGATGCACTTCCTGTCCATTTATTTGTATCTAATGAATTTCCATCAAAATCATCAAAAAATTCAAATATATTATCTGGATTAACCGGTTGTTTATTGCTATCTGGTGTAAATGTAACAGTAATAGATTTATTTGCTGGTATAGAACATTTTAACCAAACATTATTATCAAATACTGTATATGGTATTGGTTGTTCAAATTCTGTTGCTTCTAAAACATAATTAATTGTATTATGTCCAACAATATTTTGGCTTGTCATATCATCCCAAACGGTTGCTTCATTAACCAATTGAAACGAACCATCTGATAGGAATTTGAAATTATTAGGAATATTTCCCAAATTTTCCATCATTTTTTTTACTGTTCTTATAATTGTTTGATAAGTTTCATAATCAACCGTCATAATATCACCAAATCGATAGAAACATTATAATTGAAAGATGTAATTCTGGAATATGATAAATTTTGTATTAATGTTTGTTTATAAGTTTCTATTTCATCGAATTTTACTTCACATACTGGATTTATTTCTAATTGTTCTAAAAATTGTAATTTTTCAATTGAATCTACATATAAATCAAATGTCCATTTCTTTTGCGGTTTTCCTAAAACTTCATATTGTGAGCTGCCATCTATTGCTGGTTGATACGCTGCGTTTATATCTGGCTGCTTATTTCTATCAATTATTGGAAAAATATATTCTTTATCGTCAATTTTTATCCACAAACCACTATTTACTGGATGTAAATTATTATAAAGTTTTATTACATCATTATCTGATAATATATATGAGTTTATTTTACTTTTATTGTTTGTTAATGTAATATTAGTTATTATGTTTGTATTATTTACAGTCGCTGTTATAGTTTTGAAATCAACACTATTTATACCATCAACTTTACCTTTTGTATATCCATTATTATATTTACTTTGTAATAAAACTGCAATATTATATTTTTTTGTTATTATAGTTCCATCTGTTAATGTTATTTCACATATTACATTTTGTGTAGATGAATCATAACACATTTTAGTTGATTTTATCGATGAACCAGATTGTTGTGGATTTTTAGGATTATTTATATCTAAACCTTCTTCGCTATTCAAAAGAGAGTAATCACTATCATAATTTTTAGTATTATTATTATTATAGTTTGAAATATTACTATTATCATTATCGGTTGAATAATTGTGTAAATTGCCCATATTAAATCACCAAAAAAATAGAAGAAAGATTTTTATTATTCTGTTCCACCACCACTGCCCATTTGTATTTCATCATATAGGGCATTTTTATTGATTTTCAATATTTCTCTTCTATAACTATCATATACAATTACAACATCAAAGTTTTCTGGGGCATTATCATTAACTGTCAAAATATTATAATTTTTATATGGTGGTTCATCCGAAGTATATTCTGGTGTTGTATTATCACATATTATATTATTTATTCTTTCCATAGTTTTTGGGACAACTTTTATAAATGACAAATTGAAAGTATCTGTTTCATTTGCATCATCTGAATAAATATGAACTTTAAATCCATTCATTGGATCCCATTCAATCTTATTTAAATTACATTCTGTACAATCGCTTTTATTATATATCATCGGACTAACTATTGAACAAGAATTTGGTCCATTGGTCGGGGCTTCAATATAAGCATCGATTATATTACCATCACCGTCTTTTGTAACTGTTAGTGTTGAATCGACCGATACAACTTTGGCTATAATTGGAGATGTTATATATATTTTATTTGTATTGGGAATTGTATCATTTGTTGGTCCACCCGCTGGCATTTCAATCACCTATAAATTTGTTTTTTTAATAATTTATTCAAATGATTAGCTAATTGTTGCTCATCATAAGATTTACCAACAACATTAATTGCCACATTATAGTTGGTTTGCGTGTCTCCACCATAGTTGAGTACATTGCTCGTTGTAGGAGCTCTGCCTAATCGTGTATTAATTGCCATAGTGGTAGTTATGCCCCCAACTACATTTTGGATTTTAGATTTATGTTTATTTATCCCTTCTGCAATTGTATCTATAAAACCAGGACCTACTTTATCCAATCTGCTTAACGGTCCCTCTTTTGCAGGGCTGTGGGGTAGGTGGTTATCAATCCAATGAAGTAAATCCAATATTTTTTGCTTAATTTCATTTATTTTGCTTTCAATTCCATTTTTAAGTGAATTAATCATCCCTACACCAGCCTGATAAAATCTACGAGGTAATGATTTTAAGTAACTAATCATCTCATTAAATACTTTTTTTAACTTATCTCTAATTCCAAAGAGATTGTTATCCCATGCTGTTTTGAGTGGTGCAAATGGTCCGAGCAATGCGGTAAATAATGCTTTTTTAATATCCTTTGTATGCTTTTTAATCTCAGTAATTACCCATTTTAAAGCTCCTGCTAATTTACTTAATATCCCCTTTATTTTTTTAACAACTGCATTTATTGTATCCCTAATCCCAAACCAGTTATTTTTCCACGCTAAATATAAAGCTGCCACTGCAACAGCAACTGCAAGGATTATCAGAATAACAGGATTTATTGCTAACACAATGCCCCCTATTACGGTAATTACCGATGATATTACCCCTGAAACTGCACCAATTGCTGCACTTAATCCACCTATTGCACCAACTACTTCACTGATTGAAGAGATAGCCATTGCAAACCCGCCAACCACCAACAGAATAGGGCCAACTATTGCAGCTATTGCAGCTACCAATCCAACAAAAATTCCAATGGCTTTTTTAACTGGTGCAGGAAGATTGTTAAATATTTTTAACAATGGAAGAATGGCTTTAACTATCACTTTCCCAACGGTAGCCATCCCTTTTGAAATAGAGACAACAAACTTTTTTATAGCAGGCATGGCTTTAATGAGCTCATCTAAAAACTTTTTAATCTGTCCTTTATTGTCCTTAAAAATAGATAGTTTTATCCCTTCAATTGCTGATTTTAATGCCTGTATTTTATATTGAACTGTGTTTTTCATTTCATCTGCTGTCTTTTCTGCTTTTCCTTTTGAATCATCCAATACTTTTACATATTTTTTATAGGCATCTCCCCCCTGTGTTAGCATAATATTTATTGCAGTCCCTGCTTCCGTTCCAAATATCGATAATATTTGTGCCGAAGATAGTCCTTTCTTTTTTATTTCATCTAATATAGTCCCCATGCCTTTTAATTTTCCATTTGAATCGAGGACATTAATACCTAATGCTTTTAATTTATTTTGCACCCCCGTATTAACTAAGCGTGACAATACTTCCCTTAATGCAGTCCCTGCTTCTTCTCCTTTTTTTCCAGCTTTATATAGCATCATTAATGCAGCAGTTGTTTGCTCTAATGAATATCCCATTGAATTAGCCAGAGCTCCGACATATTTTAAAGAATATTGTAAATCACCAAGTCTTGCAGGGGAATTAGCAACAGCCTGTGAAAATACATCAATTATCCTCGCACTTTGAGATGCCTTCATATTGAACTGTGCAAGTGTTGAAATAATAATTTCAGATGATAGGTTTAAATCAGACTGTGTTGCCGTTGCAAGAGTTAAAACACTACCGAGCGATGCGTATATCTGTTTTGTTTTCATTCCTGCTGCTGCCATATTCCTCATGGCTTCTGCTACTTCTGATGCAGTATAGGCTGTTGTTGCACCATAATGCATCGCAAGTTGTGATAGTTTTGTAAAGTCTTGCTGTGATGCCCCCATAACTGCCTGAACTGTTTTCATTTGCTGTTCAAATTCTATTCCTTTATTTATTGCTGATGCCATTCCTGCAACAAAAGGAGTGGCAAATGCAGTCATTCCAGCACCAGCAACAGCTAAACCTTTACCTACTCTGTTAAATGTTTCTGCTATTCTTGCTGTTTTGTTTTTAATTACATCCATCTTCCTTTGAACCTTTTCCAATACAGCTGATGCCTTATCGACTGCTGAAATAATTATTTCCATATTTACCATATTATCAGCCTGTTAGTGCGTATATTTCACTGATTACAAAGATTATAAAAACTAAAATAAAGAATATTAACATAAGCACTCCAAAAATTAGAATAGTGTTTTTTTTCCATCTTTTTATATCAACGGGCATTATACCTCCTCAATAATTCTTTATATTTATTGTTTAATTCTGTTTTATCAACAACCTTTACCTTACAGCCTTTTTTCTCTGATTCTGTATCTGCTGAATTAACCGCAACTGCAATATTTATGTTAAATTCTACAACTGAAAGATTTAAAATGTCAGAAGGGAGACAGCCGTATCTTTGAGCAACAGCATCTAATAATTTACTGTTCTTTCTCACGAAAGGATGATATTTTTTTATCTGCTGTAAATTGTGATAATATATACTCCATTAATGCATCTTTATCCTTACCGTCTAACTGCTCCCATTTTATGCCTTTTGGTTCGATAATTGATTTTTCAACCAATTCAGGAACTACTTCAATTATTTTCTTAGTGTATTCTTTATTCGCTGATAACTTTTGCACATTCTCCTTTACTTCTTCTTTGTTTAGGTTTGTCATCTCCTGTATTGAGGGAATATCTCCCATCACTTTTAAAACATCTATTGAGGATAATGTTTTTATCTTGAATTTGAATCCACTGGGGAGCTCTACGGTAGTATATGCTTTTTTTAAGTATTCTTCAACAGTTACCATTTAACCACCTACTGAGGTATATATTCATAGAATATTATGTCTTCGTTAGCATTTGATAAAACAAACTCAATTTCTTCTTTAATATGTTCTTCCTTGCCTTCAAGTTTAAATTTTGGTTTATTAAGTATTGTTACATTTTTCATTTGTACGCCTTGCAGGTGTCCATCACTCCCTTTTATAAACCCTTGAAGGTTGAATTTTGGAACAATTGTTGGTTTTCCACTTTTTACACCTGCAACTGTTGAAACAGTAACTTTTGTATCTGAGCTCAGTGTGCCAGGGATTGCAATACTATCAATCTGTGAAAATAACAAACTTCCAACAATAGTTTCAAGGCAAGTATAATTGAAATTCTCAGTAATTGTATTACCAAATGCATCCTTTCCAGCAATTACAATCGCATCGGGAGTAATTGTTGGAACAGTAGTTCCACTTTTAGAGAGTGATATCTGTAAAATAGATGGGAGCGTTGGCTGTGCATCAGCTGTTGCCGTTTGGTCTGCACCAGTTCCAGCACCAGAATATAACGATTCAGCAGTTGATTCCATAGCATCAATTCCCATAAACATGCTCCAAAACTTATGTGTTCCTGCTATATCGGTGAATTTACCTTTAAAATCTATCTGCTGTGAAACATCTTTTATAATCCCCGCAGTAGTGGCTGTCTGCATTTCTTTATGATTCAATTCTGCTTCAAACTCTACAATTGCTATGCTTTCTCCATTAATAAATAACGTCCCGCCCCCTGTGTATCTCGCATATCCATCTCCATTAATATATGATGTAGAACCCATTATAATCACCTATTTGTAATCGTATATAAAAATGAAGGAATAATTATTTTTGTATCTTTGTTATTATCGTTAGATGTGGTAATCTGCTGAACTCCTTTTAACTTATTTAATATGTTTCTTGTCAGCTCGTCCCCCATTCCTTCATATTGTGAAACCTTTTGCATTTCGTATCTATCGACCTGTAATTCTTCCCAATATTGCCTTAATATTTCAGCTCCTGCATAATACATACATGCCCGTTTTAATAGTATCTTTGTATCTTCATCAGGATTCTCAATAAGTCCTACCTGTGCATCAATCCTTGATGATGCCACGGTTATTGCAGAATTAAGGTCGTTTTCAATGTCTTTATATTGAATTTTAAGTTTTAGAAAGTTGTAGAGCTCTGCGGGTGTGCAATATCCCATAATAACACCTTTAAATTACTGATTTTATTTCGGCAGTAGCATTTGGTCTTTGGATAACTGGAATAAATGAGAGCTCTGAAACCATATTAATTACACCCGTTGCCTTCATCTCATCAATGTATTTGAAAATAAGCGGGGTATCCTTATTTGCCTTTTGCAATATCTTTCCCTGCTGAACTTCTTTCCTTGTTGGATATGTTGCGATATATCCTGTTCCTCTTGATATTACATTAGATGCAACTGTTAAGTATACTGATGTGCTTGAAAACTTAGACAGCTCTTTATTATTTACGCTTTTAATTGATTCGGGAGCTTCAATAATAGTTAATCCTCTTAGTTTTATCAGCGTTCCATTTCCATCTACTGCGTTGGGCTGGATATATTTAATATAATCTCTTGTGTTTGCATTACTTGTCAGTGCATCAATCACATCCGCCTTAGCGATGAGGGCGTTTGGAATTAATCCAGATGCTTTTTTAACTGCTTTGATTGCATTATTTATTACCTTTATGGGGTCTTTTGTATCATCTGTCCATTTTGCTGATGAGGCATCTACCTTGTTGGAGGTTGGAATATTCGACACCAATTGGTTTTCAAATTCCGCCTCAATAGCATATCTTGCCGCATCCAATTCCTTAAAAACAGCATCCTGAACTAAATCCACAGGAGCGAGCCCCCTATCTTCACCCAACAAAGGTAAGGTTAGTGCATGAAGACCGCAAGTGTATGATTTTAATCCTTTTTCCAAATCTACTGTTTGAATTGATGCTCCTGCTGCTGTTGATGGAGTTGCAAAGATTGTGCTTTTATCAACAATTTCTGAAAATGTTTTTGATTTTACATTAGCAACTGGCATCACTTTTCTATATGGGAGCTCCGTGGTGTTGGTTTCATACTCCTTAATCATCCCCTTAATTGCTAATGAATTTAGTGCTGGGTTATTCCAATCAATTCCTGACATTTATACCACCTATAATTGTGAATCTTTAACAAAGTATATCGTTGATAAATCCTCTTTTGCGGTTGCATCTAAGCCTATACATTTGCTTTCAATAACAGCTCCTGCTATCGCATATATTATGTCTCTATCTTCATCTGCTGCATCAATATCACACAGTGCAATACCTCTTGCTACTTCTGTTCCGTCAGTAGCCGAGCTGTTATACGGTGAGAGCTCCCCTGATGCAGAAATAATCCCAATAACTGTTCCAGCAGATATTGCCTCTCCTGGTGCTGCATTTCCTTTGAGTGTGATTAATCCTTCTGTTGTATATAGCGGTGCATAATTAATCTTCATAATATCACCTTATAGCTCCCCATTTCTTAATTTTTGTAGATACTCCTCGGGGCTCATATTATTGGAATGGTTCCCTTCGCCTACTGCAAGGGCATCATTTTCCTTTGGTTTCAATGAATGAACTAATTCCGCAACTTTCAATGCATCATTGTTATCAATTGCTTCAATAAGCTGTTTTTCAACTTCTTCATCAATGTTATACTTGGAATGCAATTCAAGTAATGTTTTTGCCTTTTTAAATCCCCTTTCTTCTGCTGCTTTTAACTCTTTTGAATGTTCTGCTTTGAGCTCCCCAATAGTCTTAGAATGTGAAGCTGAAACAGACTGTATTTGTTTTTCCTTTTCTTCCAACTGCTGTTTTAAAAGGGTGTTTTCTTCCATTATTTTCTTAATCATCTCATCATCCATATTTTTCCTCCTTGAATGGTCTATAACTCCACAATCAGGGTCATCAGGTATAGTATATTGACACAGAGCTCCGCCCTTTGGAAGCACATCAATAATGTTTTCACCTAAATATGTAATCCAAAATGAGGGGCTAAAATACTTAATTTTACCTTCTTTAATTAAATCTACTACTGCTTTTGCCTTATTAAATATCCCCACTTCTGCAAAACCTTCATTTGTAGAATCATCCCACCATGTTTTCAGGAACTTCCCAACGATTGAATCCCCGTTCCAATCGTCATGGTCAATATCTAACAACTTACCTTCAAATTCATTAATTCTTTTTTTAACTAGTTCGGGGGGCTCTGGTAGGTTGGGTGTGTAGATTTTTAATTTAATGGTTTTAAAAATATCATAAAGGTCATTAGAATGGTTTGTAATATCTGTTATTTCCGTTATTGCATTTTCTATATATTCCCTCTGTGTTGCCACAAAACCACCTTAAAAAATAAAAAAATTAGAGTTTCTTTAAAACTATTTCTTTCAGAAACTCAACCTTACCTGTTAGATGTGCCACCACCAATTCCAATTCCCCCTGTTTTCCCTTTTATGGATCTAATTTCCTCTTTCAATTCGTCTATTTCCTTATCTTTTTTAGCAAGTTCTGCTTCTAACTTTGCAATCTTTTCATTTTGAGTATTCTCATGATAGAATTTTCTCATTTTTGTTTCAGCAACAACATCGTCGTATTCTTTCTCTTTTATTTTCTTTTCAGCAATCTTTTCAACCACATCAGATTTTCCCATCATAAGGTCATCTGGTGTGGGATTAACGGCTTGTGTTGCTTCTACTTTTTTTCCTCCAAACAATGCCATAATTTCACCTTTTTAGTTTTCCGTCATATGTAGGGCATGCCCTTCCCTACATATTTTCCCGTGTAGTTTAGCATTTAAAAATGCTAACTTAATTGGTTTATTTACATTAACTAATATACTTAATTAAAAAAATAAAAAAGTTGTTCATAAACTTGTTCATATTTGTTTATATGGTCTCCCATCTCTTTTATAATATAATATACCTTCTTTCAAAAAACGCTTATGCAACTGCCACGCCCACTTATAACTCATACCATATTTATTTGCAACTTCTTTAATACTCGTGCCTTTTTTGAACTCCCTTTCAATATCTTCTAACTTATATTTGTATTTCTTAATTTCCTCTTTATTTAGATACTCTAAATCGATTAAAAAATAAATTACTTCCCCGTTCAACCCTTTAACCTTTGCTAATAGTTTCTTTTTCATTAATTGTCTTAATCTCTGAGATATATTCCCCAACCCATTCCCCTTAGATATATTATAGTGTTTTTTTAGTTCTCTCGTTGAAATTGCTCCGCCGTTTGACCTTATTAATTTTAGTATTTCATCTTGTGAAACCATCTCTACCCCTTTTTATCTCAATTATTAATTTATCCCCATAGTCTTTGATGTCTAAAATATCTAAGAAATATTTGCTAACTGTCCTTATAATGTCTAATGCCATTTTTCCTTTTCTCTCAGTCATATAAATCAACTCACTTTATATTATCGAAGCTTGATGGGTAGAAGCTCCGATTACAAGATATCATCCTTCATAACTTCATCCAGGTAGTTGATAGAGCCAGCATCTATTTCATCAAAGAAATATCCCTTATCCTTAAAATCTTTAAGTGCTTTTCTTTCTGCTTCTCTATAATCATTAGCTTCGATTTCATATTCTACTGACACATCATCCCCCTCTATCGTCTCATAACATCCATGATCGACCCTTTTCCAGTTTTTATATCCACATAGTGTCATTTTATATTTTCTCATTTTTCCACCTCAAAAAGTTAAATAAATAATTAAAGTGCTTTAACTTCAAGATTTGTTCCTTTTCTTACAAGTCTAACTACAGGCTTATACTTCGGATACACTCTTGAACCCCATGCAATTAAATCTACCACCGTCTCATTTTGAGTTCGTTTAACAGGTATTGCTCGGTATATTTCCTTAACAAAAAAACTCCCTTTATCTCCAAACGGCGTAAGTTCAATATACTTTTTTCCATTGTAAGTGAAATGTTCAGTCTTATTCATTTCAGAAGTTGGTTGGTTGGTAACTACTGCATAACAATCATTTTCCACGCAGTAATCCTTCAATGTATAGAGTATAGCTTGAACATTGAGCAACACCTGACCTTTACCATGCATGCTTGAAACTGCAAATTTACCAAGAGCAGGAAGTCCAACAGAATCTAAAATCAAATAGTTATATCCCTTTGGAAGTTTCGAAGTTATGAAATTAACTAATCTATCAAAATTAATAATACACCTATAATCACATCCAGCGTCATTTAGCTCTTTGATTTGCTCCTTTGTCATGTTTCTTTCTGTGTCGATATAGATTACTTTTTTACCTGATTTTGCTCTTTCTACTGCAAATTTATATGCCGTAAATGTTTTTAAGCTTCTTGTTTCTCCATAAATCTCCATGATGTCTGGCATACCTAAATTTTTCTCAACAAAATCCATGCTTCTTACCTCTCCATTATTTTTCAACTTTTTAAACTCACCCCTTAACTTTAATTCATCTAACCACATCACAAATGCCGAGCTTTCATTAATCAAACCGTTATGTTTTTTAATTATTTCTTTAACATCCTTCTTAATCGCTTCGGGCTTTATTTCTTTTTTATAAATATTATAGTGTGCCTGTGCAGCTAAATCATATTTACACATTTTAAATCCCTCCTTGTTGCTAAATATCTTCTCATTCTTTTTTTATCATTTTCATCAATCTTCTCTTTTATAGCCTGATACTCCAACTGATTGATAACTTTTAATACAGCTCCTGTTAATTTTAATAATTCCGCTTTTTTTATAACTTCTTTCTTACTTCGAACTGCTCCATAACTAACTATTTTACCATTTTTTATTACTGCATAATAATATCCCATAGCATCACCTTACTTGATGAATATTGCATCTCTATGTCCAACATGTAGTTTGAATTTAGCTTCCGATTCCATTGCTGCGGCAAGCCTCTTTGCTTTATATAACGATTCTACTGCCCCGTGCTCATCACCTGACATCCATTGTTGTTTTGCTTTTTCCACATAAAACTCCAATTTATTGAAATCCATCATTTTACCACCTCTAAATATTCTCCATTTTCAACTCTTTTTATAAATCCGTCCCTTTCCATCTCGTTTATTATGTCGTTAAACTCTGAGTAAGAGCCGCATCCTGATACAAAATATGTTGTTAATGTTTTGGCTCTTCCATTTCTGCTATTTAAGAAATCAATAATTCGTTCTTTCATTATTTCACCGAAACATTTTTATCTTAGAAAAGTTAAAAGAAAAAGTGGTTAAGGCACTAATGGTTGAGCTAAAAATGCATCCAAACCTTCATGCTCATCCACTTTTCTATTTTTGCGTTTTGCCTTTCTTGCAGGAGCTCTGGAACTCCTGCTTTTTAAAGGCTTATCGATATTTTTAGCACATGTTTTTCCGTATGGTTTTCCGTTAATCCACACAGGATGTTTTAACGGTTTGCCGCATCTGGCACATATTATCTCTTCTTCTGTCATGTTTTCACCTCTTTTTGTAATTCTTTTGCGATTAATCCGCAAGTATATGGACCGAAATGCAACTGTTCTCTAACTTCCCAAGCCCAATCCCATTCCTCTTTTGTTACTTTTACATCCCCATAAAATACCCTCCTACAAAACTTTTCAAATCTACTCCATTTTTCACTTAGAAGCTCTTTTGCCAGTTCAATTCTTAGATATTCTATCTCTGGGTGGGTGGCTGCCAACTTACTTAACCCTCTTATTACTCTTAGAAGGTCTGCGTATTCCTCTTTAGTTACTTCTTGCTGGGAGATTCCTCTCCACTTCTTACCTTTATGGTATCCAACTGTTCCATCTGGTCTTGTGTATTTCCAATATTTTTCTGTCATGCTTTCACCTCGTGGGTTAGTTGTATTTTTTTAAACTATTTTTATATTTTAAACTCTTTGCTTTTTTGCAAATAGTAATATTGTTAAACTATTATTTATAACTTTCTATTTAATTTTTTTAATATACCATTTAGAAAAGTCAATAGTATAAGTTATAAAATATACATTGACATCCCAAAACTAACTAAAAATAGATACTTTTTAATACAAGCATAGTTTTATAATGTAATAGGAACTGTTAAACTATTAAAAAAAGGATAATACAAACATAAGTGAAGTTATAAAATTATTTTAAATACAAAGGAAGAGACTCTTTAAAAAACTAAAAGTTTATAATTATTGAAATAGGTCGGTGTTCATGCGGTGTGTTTATTGTGGTAATCCCAGCCCTAATATATCAATGCTTTCAGCAAAATCAAAAAAAATTAAGATACCATTGAATAAACTAATCGATATGTCTTTTTCATACGATTACAATGTTTCAGCACCCTTGCTTGTGGATTGTGGCTATTGCGGTAGATGTTATGAATTGATAGCAAATAGTAAAGAAAATAAAAAATTTTTAAAAATCCAAACAGAAGATGCACTTAATCACATTCCTGATAAAAGATTAAGGCATTTTGCAATATTATTTGCCAAGTATGGTATCGGTGTCGATGAACTGTTAAATGGCGTTTATTCTATTGTTGTGCCTTATTCGATGTACAATAGAATGAAAAGAGGTATTTCCAAAAAATCAAAAAAGGTATATTTTGAAATGCACATTTTGTTTAATGTGAAAAACCAAAATTATGCATTGGTAACCTATCGAAATTATAAAAACGGAGAAAATATCCCTTTTACCATAGAAAAAATAGGGGGATACTATGAGTGAGATTTTGAAGTATAATAAATTAGAAAAACTTAAAGAATTAATAGAATCAATGAAAGGAAAAACAATTCTTACCACCAAAGATTTGGTTTTGATAATTTTATATGCTCAAAACAAGCCAATATATGGTAGGACATTGCTATTTAAAGAAATTTTCCTATTATATATGGAAGTCTTAAAAGATTACAATGATTTTGAAATTCAAAACCCAAATTTTATTCCACATCATTACGGACCATATAGTTTTGATATTGCAGAGATTCTTAATCAACTTGAATGGTTTGGATATATACAAAGAATTGGAAGAAAAAACTCAACATCAGAAAAGTTTGAACTTACGGATAAGGGTAAAAATGAAATAAAAGAGACTTTTGAAAAACTTCCTGATAAATTAAAAAAAGAGATAAAGAGAAAAAGGAAGGGATGGGACCAGTTAGGAACTGATGGTATTCTTAGATATGTGTATCAAAACTATGAAAAATATAAAGAAAAATCGAAAATTAAAAATAAATATAAAGACATAATTTGGGGGTGTGGTAGGGCATGATAGTAGTAAAACCATTAAATATTGACGATTCACCAAAATATACATATAGAACAAGAGTGGCTAAAATAAAGATTAGTAGTTCAGTATCTATTGAAACGCCAATAAGAGCAATAACTAACTCAGAAATGAATGCAAAAAAAACAATACCTACTCCAGTAGAAATTAATGCTGAAATTGGAGGGGTTATTTTAAAATTTACCGATAAAAGAACACGAAATATTAAAGATTTTATCTCCAAAAATAAAAAATTTAATGACATTAAAAAAGTTGTGATTTCACATTTAGTTACAATGCAATATTTTAATTTGAGATATGTATTACTACAACCAACATCCTCTGCTTTGAATTATTTACATACTTCGGATAGTATTCTCGAAAAATTTATACGATTACAATGCATATTACAAAAGGACATTGAAGAGTATAATTTAAATATAATCACTATCCCCTGGCTAAACTTACCTATTGAAAAATTTAAACAGGTTCATAAAAAATATGTGGAGAGTAATCCTAATAAAACAATAATGCCAGTTATTGACCCAGGATGTGATGAAAACTTATTAAATGATATATTGGAGTATGTAATTTCGTGTGAAGATAATGACACTTTAAATTTAATTGGGATATTATATAAATCTTTTAGAAACTATAGGGTTAGTTACGATACAATATGGAACTCATTATATGATAAAAATATTGGAATAGTTATGTTAGATGTAAAACGAAGTCTATCTTCCTTATACAATGTATCGGGAGTTCATTATGGAGAGTTTGTTGTAGGCGATATATTATCCTCATATGTTGGTGTTGGGGGTCCCATCCAAAAAACCGTTAATCCAAAGCCAATAGGTCAGGAACTCAAATTATTTAGAAAAAGGCTTTTGGATGTTACCTCCCTTAGTAATGAAATAATATCCAACCCTAAATGGGTTGATGATATTATCTTAGAAACTAATGAAAAGTCTATAAAAAACCCACTATTAAATTATCAAGAAGCTGAGCATGATAAAAATAAAAAACAATACTTCATGCAATATTAAAGTTTCATGAGTTTAAATCCAGCAGAGACGAGTTTTTAACATCCCAAAAATATATCAAACAAAATGATACCTTGGATTATATACAAGATAAAAAAACGCTAAGAAATCTATTTAATCAAACTAAGATTTAATATATGTTAAATTGAACTATTGAAGTTCCATTATATTCGGTGTCTTAACTAATAACAGAAATGCTATATATTGCTATAAATTACAAAGGTATAATCGGAGCTCCGATAATATAAAAATAAGGATTAAAATATAATCTATATCTATTAGTTATATTCCTCGCCAATTGTTGTTCCATCATCTAATTGGTATCTAGTGCCTAATCCATTGGCAAGATATGACTTATAAGCCACATTACCATATTTCCAACCACTATCTATATCTACAAAATCTATAACTATACGCATGTTATTATTGGGGCAATACATATTATATTTATGATATATATCCTTAGCCATAATTACAAATGCCTTCATATCATCTTTTTTAACTCTTTTTGAATAGATGGTCATGACAAAATTACCGTGGTCAGTAATATTAAAGTTATAAAAATATGACATTACATATTTATCATTAAATATTTTAGTCCCTTCTTCCTCTAAAAATTGTTTAACATTGTTGTTTAAATCTTGGGGGACACCATTTCCTACAACCCCACCACCTTGGTCATATAATTGTTTTTTTCCTTTATTAATGGGTCATTCATGTTAATATATATTTTATTTGTTAATGTAGTATAATGAGTAGTATGATATGGTTGGATATCAGGGTGAAATTTTACAATGCTGGATTGTTCAGGGGAAGACATGCAACCGCACATGCATGCAGTTATAATTCCAATAACTGCCATAACAACCATGGATTTTTTCAACATAGACATCACCTTTATAGATTTTAAATTCTATATTTATTTTTACTATATACTATTATTATAGTATATACCCAAGAAAAATATAATATGAAAATAAGAATAATATAATAATATAATAATAAATAAAGGATAAATAGGGCTTAAAAGTATGATAATAAGGGTGATAACAAATGATAACGAAAAAGCCAATATTTGCCATTTGGTTATTATTTCTAAAATATTGAGTAAATAAGGCTTAAAAGTATGAAAACGGACGTTAATTACGCTCATTTTCATACTTATATCCTTTATAATTGCTTGTTTTCAAATTAATAAATTGCAATCTCAATGGATTATGCTTAAAAGTATGATAATAGGTTTTATTATGTGCTATTATCAGGGTTTTAATTTAAAGTAATCGGTTATTTCGAAAAATAACATTGTTTTACCGCGTTATGTTTTTTTGTTATCAAGTATTATCACCCTTATTATCATACTTTTAAGTTTAAATTATTCTTATTTTTTAAAATTAAAGAAGCTATGTTTTTATTATCACATTGCATAATAAACACAATATATTTATTTTATATTTTAATCATATTCTGCAACAATATTTTGAATTTTTAAAAACTGGTTATCTGGAATATCCTTAAATTTATCATCTAATTTATAGAATATTAACGCCTGTCGCCCTTTTTTAGTTATTTTATAGTATGATTTTGGAAGTTTATATCCTTCTTTTTCTTCCCACTTTTCTACCAGTCCCGCATTTACAAGCTCATTTAATAATTTACTTAGATTACTTTGATTTATATTTATAATCCTTAAAATCTGCCCAAAATACATTTCTTCATTTTTATTAAGTAATTCTAATATTTCTTTAATGTGTTTTTTTGCTAATAATTTTATCATCTTCATTATATTCACCTCACTTAATGACATAAAAAAACAACTGTCATTTTAAACTTATGTATATATTTGTTTTAAGTGTATATATTGAAATATTGTATTTTTTAAAACTATTTTATAAAAACCAAAAAATTTATATAGTAGTTTAATAATTTTATTATTTGTAAAAAAACAAATAGTTATATCTTAACAAATGGTGAATATTATGATAATCAAAAAACCAAACTGGAAAAAATCACGGGAAATTTATCCAACACTCCTTGTAAAATTAAAACCACAAGGTGGTGGAGCATCTGCAATAGTTCCCCCAGAATACGGTGGAGAGTATGCACTATTAACGGTACTGACAAAAGAAGATGCTAAAAAATTAGGATTAAGCGAAACCCTTTAAAAAATAAAAAAGAGGAGATTTTATGTCTATTGCTGACGAAATTATCGACTTACTAAAAAAATCACAAAACCACTCTATGGAATGGGATAATATATATAGATTATTATGTGATGCAGGGTATTCAAAAGGAGGAATATCTACAACAAAAGACAGGCTAATTAAAAGAGGAGTTATTTCGGAGGAAATCATCAATAATAAAAAAATTATCACTCTCTTAGAAACTCCGAAAGAAGAGAAGGAAGAAGATGACTATGCATTACTAACTTACAAATCTCAATTAATTCAATTCTTTAAAACTGCTCATAGTGAAGACATAAGAACAGATTCGGAATTAGTTGAGATAGATACTTCTAACCTAATAAGCTCAGGATTAGGAGCTGTTGTAGATATGTTAATTGAAAATCCTGAGAAAACATTAACTCTCTTATCGGAAGCATACAAAGAAGCATATTATTCATTTAACAATGAAGACACTGACGCCGTAGTTACGATTAAAAAACTACCCACATCAACAACTATTGAGGACATTAGGAGCAATAATCTAAATAAATTAGTTGAATTTGAAGGAATAATAGCACTGGCATCGAAACTAAAAACGGCAATAATAGAAGGGAAGTTTTACTGTCCAAACTGTGGAAATACCTTTACTATACCTATTGACCCTTTAAATCCTGTTAGAGAACTTCCTTGTAAATGTAAAGAAAAGGCATATTTAGATGAGAAGGGTTCAAAATATGTGGATTTTCAGGAGTTAAAAGTCCAGCAGCCTATCGAACAAATGAAAAATCCAAACGACCCTCCAAGATACATGACGATAATCAATGAGAATGCAAAGGGAATATACAGCGGTAGGGTAAAAGTAATAGGAATTCCTATAAAAGTGGCAAGTTCAAAGAAACTGGCAGTATATGACATCATAATCAAAGCGATAAATATCATTCCAATTGAAAACACAAAGAAAGCCACTATTTCAAAGGAAGATGAGGAAGATATTAAACAGCTTTCAAAGATACCTAATGTTATAGACATTCTATCAAAAAACCTGTTCCCTGAGATAGAGGGGCACGAAACCATAAAAAAAGCAATATTTTTACAACAAATAAGAGGAACAGAGAAATTAATAAAACGAAATGTAATACACATATTATTAATTACAGACCCTGGGGTGGGCAAGTCGATAATGCTTCAAAAGATAGCAAAAATGCCAGGCAATACTTATGCGTCAGTAAATACAGCGTCAGGAGTTGGATTAACCGCAACAGTAGAACGAGTTAAAACCGAAATTGGAGACGATACATGGGTTATAAAACCAGGAGTTATTCCAAAAGCACACGGCGGAACCGCATGTATTGATGAATTTACAACAAAGAGCAGTATTGAACACTATCTTTTAGAAGCTATGGAACACATGAAACTTAGCATTAATAAAGCATCCATATCAACAGTCCTACCAACCAACACCTCGATTTTGGCAGCATGCAATCCAAAGCGTGGAAGATATGACCCCGAACTTACAGTATGGGAGCAAATCCAAATTGGAAAAGCACTTCTATCGAGATTTGATTTAATATTTCCTTTAAGAGATAATGCAAATAGATACTCAGACAAAAAAATAGCAAAGCGTATTTTAAGATTAAATAAGCAGTTGGTAAAAAAAGAGGATATTAACGGGGAAACAATTGAGATAGATGGAAAACGGATAAAATTAACTCCTGATTTTATTTATAAGTATATCCAATATGCCACAAATAAAATAGTGCTTCTTTCAGATGAGGCGGATAATGTAATAGAAGACTTCTATGTAGAATTAAGACAAAAAACTAAGGATGCAGGAGAAAGTATCACCCCCAGACAGTTGGAAAGTGCTGCTCGTCTAACTGAAGCGATAGCAAAGGCTAAACTTAAAGAGATTGCAGATGGTGAAGATGCAAGAGAAGCAGTAAATATCATAATGGAGTGCTACAACGAAATAGCAAAAGACCCCGAAACTGGTTTATTGGATTTCGCAAAAATAGGGGGCGTTCCAAAGTCTGAGGTTGAGAAATTAGATTTAATTAAGGATGCGATTAAACATTTAGAACAGACTAAGGATACCCCTGTTAGTTTCTATGATTTGGAAGAATTACTGTCTAAAAAGGGCATTTCAGAGGAACAGTTAGAAAGGTATTTGGAGAAATTAAGTAATTTTGGAGAGGTAATGGAGGTAAGACCTGGTAAGTATAAGGTATTATCATAATAAATAGATAAGGGTGTAAAAAATGGACAGGCGGAAACATGCTAAAATTTTTTATCTCTGTAAAAATATAGATAGTCGAAAATTAAGGTATTTGATTCATAAACTCGAAAACACAGATACTATAAACTTAGATATATCTCGTCTTAGAAAAGCATTGGAATCTAAAAAGAAATATAAGAGAGTAATTACTTTGTCAAATGAGGAGAAAAATATTATAGAAAAACATGGGAAAGCAGTTGGGTTATTAATAAATTATCAGTTGGTAGATGGGAATGAAGAGTATTGAAAATTTAATATTGGTCAAACCACAGAGAAAAGAAAATGTGAGGGATGACCCGAGAATAAAGCAGTGGGTTGAGAGGTTTAGAGAAGAGCGGGAGTTTGATGGCATTAAGCCTTCTACAATTCGCAATGATATACTGCGAATAACTATATTTTTAGATTTTGTGTATAATCGATTAAACAAAGAGCCTGATAAGTTGGTAAATTCAGATTTTGTAAGGTTTTTTAATTATTTGGAACGGGAGAGAAAATTATCTAGGAATACCCAGGATAAATATTTCCAATTGTTAAAGGTATTTTATAGGTTGGCAAGGTTGCAAAATTTTAGAAAATTTGCAGAAGAAAGCAGTGAGAGAAAGAGATTTAGGAGGTATGAAGTAAAACATTATGATGCTGTTGATGGAGGTATATTAAATGAAATTCTTCAAAAGATATTATCCAGCAATAGCAGAACGAATATAAGAAATTCATTAATTATTAGGATGTTGTGGGATACTGGATGTAGAGTATCGGAGCTCCTGAACATTAGGTATAAGGATTGTGATTTTGAGGAAGGCACTTTTAGAATAAGGAATACGAAAGGTAAGGAGGAAAGGATTGTGGTATGTTCTAACGATACTTTGGAAGCATTGCGGTATTATATTCAGTATAATATTGATAAAAGCCCCGATGCCCCAATATTCCAAACTGTTGATGGTAAGCAGATAAATAGGAATACCATAACGCATGTATTTTCAAATGTTATTAAAGAATTGAAAAAAGAAGGTAAGATTCCGCAGAATAAACGAATAGTTTTGCATTCTCTGAGGCACGGTAGGGCTGTGGATTTGCTGAATAAGGGTGTGCCTTTGGATGTGGTAAAAGAGGTATTGGGCCATAAGTCGATAGATACTACCCTGTTTTATAGCCATTCGAATGATAGAGCCAATAGTATGTTGAAAGATATTAAAAAATTATTATAA